GGAAAGCAATCAAATATGATGTGGTCACAAGCATCGGCACTAAGCGACAAGGATATGACTGATATATCAAAGTATATATCTGAAAAACTTTAATTACAAGTCACTTAGTTGGTGACTAGTCAGCAGTTTGGTCATGCGATGATAGAAGTGGAGTGACTGCCACAAACAAACGACTCAGAGACAACTGCAAACCGTAGTGAAGAATGCGTAAGCTGAAACGGGTGAGGTTTAGTTCAGAAGCAACGACAGCATCTTCACTTTTAATATAGGGGTTGACAAAGCCTTAATTGTTTGCTATAATAGTATTTCAAATATCGAGGTATAACTATGAAAAATATATTAATCTTAACATTAGGACTGGGTCTACTAGCAAGTTGTTCAACAAATGCGTATGATCAAAGTCCTGCTAAACTTTTGAAGAAAGTCCAAGTATGTGAGAAAGTTCAGATTCCTGTCTATGGGATGATTGAACGACCAGCATCGGGTGGAGAAGTGTTTACTGGTCTTCTTCTCGGTGGAGCAATAGGCAATCAGTTTGGTTCTGGAAGTGGTAATGATGCAATGACATTTCTGGGTGCTGTAATGGGCGCAGAAGAAGCAGGACAGCGCAAGCGAGAGAAAGTAATCATTGACTACAAAACTGTTACTCAATGTTGGGAAGAGTGGCAGTAAGTGTGCATATTCGTTACAGTTATGAGTAATATGCATAAATGTAATGAAAAAAAGTAACAAAATCACTATAAATCATGTTCAAGTTTGTATAAATAGTCGTGTAAGATGCCTGATAAGGGTCTTACACAACTTAACCTTGCATAACAATGGAGGTCTAATATGACTTATTTGCAAACAACAAAGTATGATCCTTTGAATACACTAGGGTTTGATAGAATTTTTGATAGAATGGCAGAACTAACACATTCTCCACAATCACAAACTTCATACCCGCCCTATAATATTACAATAAATGATGACTACTTCTATACTATTGAACTCGCTCTAGCGGGATTCAAAGAAGAGGATATTGATATTGAGTTAGAAGACGGAGTTTTAACCATTCAAGGTAACTCTGGTCAACAAGAAGATGATAGACAGTATGTTCATAAAGGCATTGCCGCAAGAGCATTTACCCGTAAGTTCACTCTTGTTGACACTATTGTGGTATGTGGTGCAACATTCAAAGATGGGATACTAAGTGTTTACTTAGAGAATATCATTCCAGAAGAAGAGAAGCCGAAGAAAGTTGAGATCAATGGCGATTTCAAATCGTTTCATTCGCACTTTACTACTGAGACTGATAGTAAAGAATTTCTAGCAGAGTAATATTTAACCGGGTGTGGAAACACACCAACTTGTAAGAAACCGAGTGAGTTGCGTATTGTGACTCACTCAATTAAATAGGCACGACTAAAATAGGAGTAAAAGTAAAAGTGAAAAAAGCACTCTCTTACCTTAAGGCTAAGAGTTGCGATGGGTTCTTTTGTGAACTAGTTTCGACTTTATTAATGTTAGCAGTAAGCACATATGTTATCGCTTACAGTCTAATTAGTATCTCTTAGATTAAGGGTACAAACAAAACAGAATAGTCAGATACTTGACAAACCTCCACGCTTGTGTTATAATAGACACATTATGAAGAGGATTACACTATGAAAAATGTTGAAAGTCTTCCCACTTTGTACAAGAGGGACAGCAAAGGCAAGATAAGAGTTTGGCAGATCGAAGTTGGGTACTCTAATGACGATTATGCAGGCACCAGAACTGTAGCAGGACTCGAAAGTGGTAAAAAAGTGACCAGTGAATGGAATCTTAGTGAGGCCAAGAATGTTGGCAAAGTTAATAGCACTACCGCCTATACTCAAGCCCAAGCAGAAGCGAAAGCTATTTGGGACAAACGCATTGAAAAGGAATATTTTGTAGATATCTCTGAAATAGACTCATATGATAAGTTTGAGCCTATGTTGGCTGGTGACTACACAAAACAAAAAGTCCAGCACTCGTCTGGATATTCTCAACCTAAACTTGACGGCATTCGCTGTATTGCAAATTCTAAGGGACTATGGACACGAAGCGGTAAACCAATCACTAGTTGTCCACACATCTGGAAAGAAGTGAAAGATGTTCTTGAAGCAAATCCAGAAGTTACACTTGATGGCGAGTTGTACAATCATGAATTGAAAGAGGACTTTAATAAGATTGTAAGTCTTGTAAGGAAGACCAAGCTTACTGATGCTGATCTAGAAGACTCGAAAAGACTAGTCCAATATCATGTTTACGATATACACAACTCTAATAACGCTGATGTTATATTCTCTATTCGTAATCTAGAACTCAAAGAGTCTGGATTCTTTAAAGAGTACTTGCATTTTGTTCGTACAGATTGGTGCGATACTCAAGACGAGTTGGATGAATTGTATGCATCTTATATGGCTGATGGTTATGAAGGTCAAATGGTTCGTCTTGATGAAAAGTATGAATGCAAACGATCTAGATACTTACTCAAGCGTAAGCAGTTCATCACAGAAGAGTTTGATGTTGTTAAGATTGAAGAAGGTCAAGGCAACTGGGCTGGTTATGCCAAGAGATTCATTCTTCGTATGCCAGATGGCACAGAATGCGGTGCAGGTGTGAGAGGCACCCAAGCACAGATGAAACAACTTTGGGAGTCAAAAGAAACTCCTAATTGGGCAACACTACGATACTTCGGTTTGACACCAGACGGAGTACCAAGATTTCCTGTCGTAGTCGATTATGGTGTCGGTGAGAGAGACGATTAGTATTGACAAAGTGTTTCATATAATGTACAATGTTTCTCATTCTATACAATTTATCGGAGTAGTAATTTGAGTTTTTATACCTGCGTGAATCGGTATGGCAATAATATGCTGTATCGAGGTTATGATGATCAAGGCAATCCTGTCAAAAAGAGAATACCCTTTGAACCTACTATGTATCTGGTTTCTCAGAAAGCTACTGGAGAATGGAAGACTTTATATGGTCAAGCTGTTGAGCCCATTAAGCTTGATTCTCTATCGGATGCAAGTGACTTCATCAAGAAGTATAAAGATATAGACAACTTTCAGGTTCATGGTAACTCTAACTTCACTGCTCAGTTTATCAACGATAAGCATCCTGGTAAGATTAACTATGATTCTAAACTGATCAATGTTGGTAACATTGATATTGAGGTTCAGTCTGATGATGGCTTTCCAGAGCCAGATCAAGCTAAGTACCCCGTCACGGCAATCTGTTACAAGAGCAGTCAATTAAATGCCTACTATGTTTGGGGTACGGGTGATTATGATGTGTCTAAGACAGAACTGGATCTAGGTGATGCTGAAGTTCTGTATGTAAAGTGTGCTGGCGAAACTGATCTCATGCTCAAGTTTCTTACTTACTGGATGCATAATACGCCTGATATCATTACTGGTTGGAACATTCGATTATTTGATGTACCTTATCTGATCAAGAGAACTGAGAATATTCTTGGTCCAGAAACTGTTAAGAAGTTCTCTCCCTTTGGTATCACGAAGTATCGTCAGATTGCCATCAAAGGCAGAGACATGGATGCCTATGAGATTTACGGTGTACAGCAAGTAGATTATTATGATCTGTTTACAAAGTTCGGTTACACTTACGGTACTCAAGCATCCTATTCGCTAGACCATATTGCTTCTACCGTTCTTGGTGAGAAGAAGTTATCTTATGCAGAGCATGGCTCATTGTTTGGTCTGTACAAGTCTGATCACCAGAAGTTCATCGACTACAATATCAAAGATGTTCAGTTAGTAGACAAGATTGATAAGCAGACTGGTCTGATGGACTTAGCACTTGTTATTGCTTATAAGGGTGGTGTTAATTATGCAGATACATTTGGTACGACTGGTATATGGGATTCTATCATATATCGCTATTTGAGTGATAGAAAGATTGCAGTGCCACCAACAAATGCTAAACGCAAAGAGTCGTACCCAGGTGGTTATGTAAAAGAGCCACGAGTCGGTATGAGTGAGTGGGTTACTTCATTCGATTTGAACTCTCTTTATCCAAACCTAATTGTTCAGTACAATATGTCTCCCGAGACCCTGTTGAGTGGTGGTGGCGATTTTACTATAGGTGGTGTAGATCACTATCTGAACAATGGTTTGACTGAAGAAGCAAAAGAGATGGATGTCGCTGTTGCCGCAAATGGTTCGATGTATCGCAAAGATAAGCGTGGCATTATGCCAGAAATTATTATTGGTCTGTACAACGAGCGAAGGACTGTCAAGACTGATATGCTTAAACTCAAGCAAGATTATGAAAAAGATAAGACTGCTGACTTAGATAGAGAAATCAATCGACTAGATAATACACAGCAAGCTGTAAAGATTTTGCTCAACTCACTTTATGGGGCTTTAGGCAATAACTACTTCCGATACTATGATCTTCGTATCGCAGAGGGCATCACACTATCTGGTCAGTTGTCGATCAAGTGGGCTGAGAAAGCTATGAATAAGTTTCTTAATACCATGCTCAAGACCGAAGAAGATTATGTTATCGCTATGGACACAGACTCGCTTTATGTTGATATGAGTCCTCTTGTGAAAGCAGTTGGTCCTAAAGATCCTGTGAGGTTTATTGATAGAGCCTGTGAAGAAAAGATTGTTCCTATGTTCGCTAAGTCTTATCAAGATATGAGCGATCAAATGAATGGCTTCGAGAATCGAATGGTAATGGCTCGTGAAGCAATCGCAGACAAAGGTATCTGGACTGCTAAGAAACGATATATACTCAATGTATATAATAATGAGGGTGTTCAGTACGCAGAGCC